ATGGCACCTTGATGAATTTTGAGGGCGTATCACTGGTAGCTGTGGATGACACACCACCTGACCCTCCTAATAGTGAAGCGATTATTTGGATGGACTCTACTACGGGTGATCTCAAGGTAAAATTGACAGATTCGGGTGGCACGACAAAGACTGCCACACTTGCTGATTTTAGTGCCTTATAAGGATGTGTTGACAGGTTGACATTAACCAAAGTATTGCAGATCGCCCTACGCAGAGTGGGTCTTGATGACTCGTCATCTGTGTATAAGAACAATGCGCGTGACTATTTCAACACTGGCACGACAGACCTCGGCACACGTAGAGCGTGGACGTGGTTGTTTAAGCGCACCACGTTTACCACTGTGGCAGATCAGCGCACCTATGACCTTGCAAGTGATGTGATGCGCCCCCTGTCCTTTGTGAACGTGACATACAATGCGCCTATGCAAATGGTGTCACCTGAAGAAGTGGATGCCTTAGACCCCGACAGAGATCAAACAGGTGATCCACGCGCTGTATTCGTCAGTGGTATAGACGCAACAACAGGTGTGTGGGAAGTGGACTTATATCCCCTACCTGACGACTCGTCAACAACAATATCATATCGCTATTACGCATTTATCGCTGACAAGTCGGCATCTGATGACTCAACAGACCTTGCAACGACTATGCCACTGTGGGCGCAAAATGCAATGATCCACTACATCGCCTCGCGGTATAAGGGTGAACTCGGTGACTTGGAAGGTGAAGCGCAAGAGTTGAGCCTGTTTGAAGGTGCTATTGAGCAAAACTTAGCAGTAGATGGTGATGTGGTAGACGGCAATCGTATCTATCGCTTTGGTCGTGCTGACCTTAATGCAGGTCGCTTTGGCTTTGAGGTGACAACGCTCGGATGAACAACGCATACCCTCACGTATATGGCCCGTTCATTGGTGGTGTGGATTATAGTCGCCCATCTGATGATATATCGCCAGATACGCTGTATGACGGTCAGAACATACGCATAAACCCTGATGGGAGTGCTGAGAAGCGACCCAACACAGAACCGTTCATAGATGCGCAGTTAAACAGTGGTGCTGTGGTCACATCTATCGGTCAGCATCAGTTTAGTGCGTCATCTGAGCGTGAGTATGCAATGGTCGGCGATAAGTTCTACGAGAATGTCAGTGGTACGTGGACAGACCGCTCAGGCAGTGCCACGATGACCGCAGGGCAGTATTACGAGTTGGTAGATGCCAATGGCACGCTCATCGGTCATAACGGCAACAGTGGTGACACCATTGTCAAGTGGACAACGGCAGGTGGCAACCTTGCAACCCTTGATGTGGACTCGCGGTTCACCACTGCAAAGCATTGGGAGTTTTTTGATAACAGAGCATTTGCTGGCAACCTAAACGTCAGCGCAGGGAGAGTATGGCGATCAGACGCAGGGGACATAGAAACGTGGGATGCGACAGCGTTCTACAATATTGGGGAGACTGTTACGGGGCTGAAGCGTCTTGGGGATTCTCTCGCTATCCACACGAAGGACAGCATCAATATGTTGGTGCCTACGGGCAATGCAACGGTGCCATATCGTCGCCTACCAAAGCGTGCTCAAGGAACAGTTGCAGGGCGAAGCATACAAACGGTGACAATAACAGGTGTCGGAGAGGTGCAAGTATATGTTCGCAACAATGGCATCTTCGCATTTGATGGTGAGTCAAGCACAAAGATTTCACAAGCATTAGACGGTGACAGGTATTGGAACAATGTGAACACCTCTGCATTGAGTAATGCCTTCTCGTTGGTCTATGAGGCACGTGATGAGGTATGGTTCTTCCTCCCCTACGGTGCCAGTCAGACCACGATGAATCACATAATGATATTCAATTATAGACAGAAGATATGGTATCCCCCATTTAAGGGTGTCACAAGAGCGTGCGGTGCAATTATCAATGAAAAGCCCCACGCAGGATCATACGATGGATATGTGCATACCCACGCAGGAACCAATGTTGACGATGATGATGGGTCAGTAACAACAGCAGTAGATGCTTGGGGTATGACATCATCACGCGCACCAGATCACGAAGCATCACAGGTGCGGTGGTTGTTCTCTAAAATCTCGTATGAGGTGGCAGGAAATTATGAAATGCAGATCACCTATTCTAACCCGACATCGGTAAGTGGAACAAAGACGATAACTATTTCAGGTGGATTAGATGCTATCGGTAGTTTTCAGATCGGCACCTCTGCAATTGGTGGTAATGACCTCGTGGCAAATGACGACATCCCCCTAACGGGATATGGGCCACATATACAGATAAAGTTTAGAAACGCAAATAGTAACGAGAAGATGGTTCTCAGAAAGATCACTTCTATATTCCGCAGTATTGGCGTAACACGCACACGAAGGGCAGGTGTCGTCTAAGGTGGCAGTCCAACGCTATAACCTTAATTACAATCCCCAATTTAGAGATTACATTGGGCAGACAAAGAACATCAATGGTGTCAATGGCACCTTCTCACAAGATGGCGACTTTGCCGTGTTTAATCCGCAAGGTGGCGCACCTCCTCCTCCCCCTCCTCCCCCACCTCCTCCTCCGCAACAGGTGGCACAGAAACCTGCCACCACACAGAATGTTACCACGGATATTGGTGTTATAAATAAGCAAGAGACAGGGTTGCCTTTTCAACCTCGCATTGACCCCAATGAATTTCAAAAAGCATTTAACACAAGAGACCCTCGGTATGACCTTAATGGTGACGGAACCGTCAATTTTAACGACTATTTACAAGCATCAAATACTAATAGGTTTAACCCTGTCGCTGGAGACTTTAGGGGTGCCAATGTAACACAAAATGGCAATGATCCAACAGATGACTTGATATACACCAATGGCCCACGTTTTCAGGGTTACTATCCTGCACCTGGTAATTTTGGCAACAATAATAACCCTGGTGCTGGTGTGGGTGTAGGCGTGGGCACTGATGCTCTGTTAAGTAGATTGTTCAGCAATAATGAGGGCAGTTACACGAACTATGTTGGTGATCGCTTTGACACTATCGGTGGTGGATTGAATGATATTGGGTTTAACCAGCAAGCGTTATTCAATAATCAGGGCATACTTGGAGCAAATCAAGGAACAATAGTTGGAAATCAAGACTTACTGCAATCGGGGCAACGCGACATACTCGGTGGACAAGATGCCTTGCTTAAACAGTTATTCGGTGACAGTGAACAAGGTGGCGCATTTGCTGATGTGCGCAGTGGACAGCAAGACTTGTTGAGTCAGTTGCTCGGTGGAGATGGGCAACTTGGCGCATTTGGCACGCAGACGCAATTTCTTGGCAACCAGATAAGCAGTGGCAATAGTAGACTCCAAGAATTTATCAACCAACGCTTCAACAATATGGCATCTCCCCTGTCTCAACAGAACATCATTGACGCAATATCGTCGCAAGGTGGATTTAGGTCTCCCCTGTCTCAGCAAGATATTCAGTCAGCGTTAACGGGCGCAGATTTTGGTGGTCAGTCTCTTGCTGATCGGTTGACAGGTTTTGATGGTGGCATCAACAATATCCAACAATTACTTGGCAGAGATGAAGGATCGTTGCAATCGCGCATTGGTGCAGATATTAGCGGTTTAGGCACACGTATAGATACTAAGTTTGGAGCACTCAATGCTGGATTGTTTGGAGAAAGCAACCCCAACAGCTTGTTGAACCGATTAAACAGGGTCGCAGGTACGCAAGGAGATATTAGTGGTGATCTCGGTGGTATTAGAGGGTTGCTCACAGACCCCACCAATGGTCTTTCGCGGATTGGTCAAAGCGTTAATGATCTGTCTACTGGTTTCTCTAATTTCGGTGACACCATAGACCAACGGTTAGGTGCTCGTTTTGGTGAAGCGGGTACGCCATTGGATGTGGGTTTTGGATTACAAGATATTCAAAATGCTGTCGGTGATCGGCAAAGCATTGGTGATGTGTTGAGTGGTTTGCTCGGCAATGATAAGAGCATCAACTTCACCGATAACGTCAATGACCCAGGCATATTTAAGACTGTCCAAGATCGCCTCAATGCAACATTGCAAGATGATCCCTTTAATGCAACATCACAGTTAGAACTTGCTGACCTGCAAAAACAGCAAGCGCAGAGCAAAGATCAACAGTTAGAAGAACTCAACCGCTTGGGCATCCTCGGTGATGGCGATACTGCTAATGTGCTTGGTCAGTTGGGTGAATCACAAAACCGTGAACGCTTACAGTTGCAAGGCAACCAAGAGGCACGCAGAGATCGCGCATTGGATCAAGCATTGAACTTGGGCAACCTGCAATCATCGTTCAATCTCGGCAAGGGTGGCATCAACCTCGATGCTCAAGTGCAAGGTGGGCGGCAGACCCTTGACCAACTGCTCGGCATTGGTGATTTGGGTGTACGTGAAAAAGAAGCTAACTCGCGTCAGAAACAGTTGGAAGCAGAACTTGGTTTACAGCGTGAACGCTTGCAATTGGATAAGGATAAGCGCAACGACGACCTGTTTAAAGATATTGCAGGTGGCGTAAAAGACCTCGTTAAATGGTTGCTTTAAGGGGAGATGGTTAAATGAGCTTTCTTGGTGTACTTGGTGGCATTGGCTCCACGGTAAGCAATGAGGCAGAATCGCGTCGTCAAGAACAAGAGCAACGCAAACGCGAAGAAGAAATGGCACGCAAGGAAAAGATGGATGCGTTTATGAAGATGTTCTCACTCGTCGATCCTGAAGCCAAGCTGCAATTGCTACAAACACCTGACGCGCAAATTGCTTTCGGTAAGAACGCTGGAACTGTGCGTGACTCTTTTGGGCGTGGCATCGCACAGCAACAGCAAGCAAAGATGCGCGGTGAGGGTGTCGCTCAGTTGCAACAGGACATCCAATCACAGGTGGGTGCCCCCGATGTTCCTGAAGGGTCTGCTGAGATGCTGTATGATGCAGGTAAGGCAGGGCGCGGATTAGATGCTATTATGAACATAAACCGCACCATACAGAACAAGCAAGATGCAAGGACGAGCAGTCGTGTGAACAAGGTATATGATGACGCTGTTGCCTCTGGTAACAGAGCAAAGATGGTGTCTGCGTCAGGCCAATTAAAGACGATGGGTTACGATGATAAGGCTAAAGAGTTGATGCAAATAGCAGACACCTTACCCACTGACGATGCTAAACTTGAAAAAACTGATGTGGGTGATGCGTATGTCTTTACGAACCCATATACGGGTGAAGAAGTGAAGCGTGTCGCCAAGAATGATGGCAGGGGTGGTTCAAAGAAACTTGGACAGGTGCAAGAGCAAAAGTTGGATGCTATTAAAACCCTTGATGCCCAAATGAATATTGCCAACAACCTGTTAGGTATGGACGAGGTGACAAGTTCAATTGGCCCATTCTCAGGAACGATAAACAGGTTCAAACAGAACAATCCGATGTTGG